AGAAGATTGGCACAACAGCGAACAGCACCTCAAAGATGCACAAACTTGCTTCTACCCCCATAACTATTAACTGTTTTGAAACAGATGATATGGTAGGAGATATCGTTATAGGTGATGATTTAACTGGTAGCAAAGCCTGGGGCAATCTACTAGCCTACTGTGAACTGCTCCGCCAAAAATATCTTGAAACCAAAGATACTTGCTATTGGAAAGAGCTTCTTCGTATATTACCTAATAGTTGGTTACAGACTAGAACATGGACAGGAAACTATGAAATTCTGCATAATATATACCATCAAAGAAAGAACCATAAACTTAGTGAGTGGCATACCTTTCTTGATATAATAGTAAAAGAGCTACCATAGGCTCAAGAATTCATAGTTGACAATTAAGAAAAAATTTGTTATAATATATATATGAATGATAAAGAAAGTGAGTAAGTTATAAAAATGAAACAAGAATTTATGGATTTTTTGGATGCACTTATGAAAGCAGCGCCGCAGGTCGTAGAAGAACAGGGTAATGAAAAAATTATGGCTTATATTGAAGCCCTAAAAGAGAATACCAAAAAGCAAACAGGATTGACAGAGAATGGAGCGCTTGTCTTGAAGTATTTGCAGACGGCTGACTCACTTACTTTTAAAGCGAGAGATATAGGCGAAGGCATTGGGTTGTCTAGCCGCACAGTATCTGGAGCTTTACGAAAGCTGGTAAATGATGGATTTGTGGAGAAAATGGGCGAATCTCCGGTAATTTACAGCATCACTGAAAAAGGGAAAAATTATAACATTGAAGGAGAAAATGAATAATGAAGAAAGATTTAAAGAATAATGTACATCTTGAAGGTAGACTTTATCAGCACAATTTAACTTTGAAGACTACTGGCCCTAATTCTAAGGCTCCTGGAACAGAGTTTATCTCAGGCACCTTGGATGTAGCGACCGATGATAATATAACTAATATTGTTACAGTACATTATACTTATGTTACAGAGAAGTACGGTTCTGGTAAGGAAAATCCCAATTTTAAGGTTCTTAGAGACATTATTGATGGTAAGTATCTTACCTGTATTGCGGACGGCTCTGATGTAGCTACTAAGGTAAGTATTGATACAAATATTGGTATTAACGATTTTTATTCCGACAGAGATAGGGATGAAAATGGAGAGCCTAAGCTAGTTTCCGCTAAGAGAAACGAGGGCGGTTTTATTAGAATAGTAAAAGATTTGAAGGATGAGAAGGCTCGCAACTCTTTTACAGCAGATATTGTTATTACAGGTATGACTCGTAGAGAAGCTGATGAGGAGAGAGGACTTCCTGAGAAGGGTATTATTAAGGGTGCGATTTTTGATTTTAGAAATGCACTTCTTCCTGTTGAATTTTCAGTAACAGCTCCCAAGGCTATTGATTATTTTGAAGGTCTTGAGCCTTCTGCAAAGAATCCTGTATTTACAAGGGTTAAGGGAACTGAGGTTTCTGAAGTTGTTAAGAGAACCATTACTCAAGAGGGAGCTTTTGGTGATGAGGTTCGTGAAGTAGAATCCACTCGTAAGGATTGGGTTATTACTTGGGCCCAGGCCGAGCCTTTTGAGTGGGATAGTGAGGAAACAATCACAGCAGCAGAGCTCACGAAGGCTATGCAGGACCGTCAGGTTTATCTCTCTGAGGTTAAGAAGAGATATGATGAATATAAGGAGTCTCAGGGTAACGCAATCGCGGCTGCTCCTGCAAAGAATACAGCAACCACTTTTGAGTTTTAATTAAGAGGGGGTAATTGTAAATGATTAACTTACTTGCAATAGAACCACATAAAGTGAGCAGGGATTTGTCAGGTTACATAACTTACCTTTATGGAGCGCCTAAAGTCGGTAAGACTACGCTCGTCTCCAAATTCCCTGGAGTACTGCTTCTTGCAACTGAAAAAGGTTATAATGCTTTGCCGGGTGTTTTAGCTCAGGATATTACTCGTTGGGGTGATATTAAAGAGGTTGTTAGAGAATTAAAAAAGCCTGAAGTAAAAGAAAGATTCAAAACAGTTGCCATTGATACCATTGATGTAGCAGCCAGTTATTGTGATAAATACATTTGCAATCAGCTTGGCATCGAGTCATTAGGCGAAGGTGGCTGGACTGTAAATGGATGGGCGAAGTATAAGAAGGAACTTGAGGACACCTTCCGCACTATCACGAACCTTGGATATGCGCTTGTGTTTATATCTCACGATTCTGATAAAACATTCAAGCGTAAAGATGGTACGGAATATAACCAAACAGTTCCAACAGTACAGAAATCTGCGAATGATATAATTAAAGCTATGGCAGATATTTACTGTTATGCTACTATCGATGAGGTTTCTAAGGAGCGTAAGCTCATTCTTCGTTCTTTGGACGGTACAGTAGATGCTGGATGTAGGTTTAGGTATATAAAGCCTGAGATTTCTCTTGATTATCAAGCCCTTGTGGATGCTATGAATGAAGCTATCGATAAAGAGGCTAAAGAGAATGACAATAAATATGTTACTGAAAAGCGTGAGGAAGCTCCTGCTACTGCGGTTGAATATGATTATGACGCACTTATGGCAGAGTTTAATGATTTAGCTGGTAAACTAATGAGTAAAGACTCGACATACTACGGGCCAAGAGTAACACAGATTGTTAGTAAGATTCTTGGTAAGAACAAGAAGGTTAGTGAAACAACTAGAGACCAGGCAGA